GTAAAGCGTGAAGCATCTAAGAAACCAAGCAAAGGAAAAAAATGAGCATTACCCTTAAAGACCTATCAATTCAAGATGTAGAATTTATGATTGCTGCACTATCTAAAGGCGAATATAGCCTAGTAGCACCAGTTATAGAGAAGATTAAAGTGCAAGCTATTCCTCAAGCTCATGCCATCATGCAAGCTGAAGCAGATGCAAAAGCTCAAGAATTAGTTCAGAATAGCGAAAAGACTACTGAAGAAGATAAATGAACGAAACAACAAATCCTGTAGGCAGACCTACTCAATACGATCCTTCCTTTTGTGAGAAGGCTATTGAGCTTGGAACTAAGGGTAAATCCCTAGAACAGATTTCAGGTGCGTTAGGGATTACTTACAGGACTTTGTGCAATTGGAGAGATGAACACAAAGAATTTTTTCATGCCTTGGAGGAAGCCAAGGTAAGAGAGATGATTTGGTGGGAAGAACACGCACAGGCTTACCTTGTAGAGCATAAGGATGGAGATAAGCTGAATGTTGGCTTATGGTCTAGATCAATGGCTGCAAGATTCCCTAAAAAGTATTCAGAGCGTATTAAGCAAGAGCTTACTGGAGCTGAAGGCGCTCCTTTGTTAAAAGGGGTAGAAATAACCTTTGTAGAGCCTAATGCAAATAGAACAGAAGATTAAGAATGCAGTTTCTAGGATAAGGTTTCCTAAGAAATTTGAGGCTCTATTTAAGCCTGAGAAGGTTCGCTACAGAATATTTTATGGTGGGCGAGGCGGTGCTAAATCGTGGTGCTTTGCCAGGGCTTTGCTTGCTAAAGGTACTAAACAGCCTATGCGTATCCTTTGCGCTAGAGAATTTCAGACATCCATCAAGGACTCAGTCCATAAACTGTTGTCAGATCAAATCTATGAGCTGAACATGGAGTCTTTCTATGAGATTACTCAGACAACGATTAGAGGGATCAACGGCACAGAATTTATCTTTGCAGGCATTAAAAACAATACAAACAACATCAAATCTATTGAAGGCATTGATATTTGTTGGGTAGAGGAAGCTCAATCGGTATCAGCTAATAGCTGGAATGTCCTAATCCCAACGATTCGTAAGGAAGGATCGGAGATATGGGTATCATTTAACCCTGAATTGCCTACAGATGAAACCTGGAAGCGTTTTGTTGAAAATCCTCCTGCCAAATCAGTAGTCGTTAAGGTTAATTGGAATGACAATCCTTGGTTTCCTGAAACCCTAAACTTAGAGCGTTTATCCCTGCAACAAAGGGATATGTCAGCTTATAACAATGTTTGGGAGGGAATGACTCGCAATACTATTGATGGAGCTATTTTTGCTAAAGAAATGGAACAAGCTGAGTTGGAAGGTAGGATCACAACTGTACCTTATGATTCTACTAAGCCATGTCACATAATTTTTGACCTTGGCTGGGCCGATAATACAGCAGCGTGGATCATCCAATTTATAGGCTTTGAAATCAGAGTTTTACGATACTTTGAGGATAATCAAAAGACTATTCAGCACTATTTAAACCTGATGCAGACCTTTGGCTATATGTATGACACTATTTGGCTTCCTCACGATGCTGCTGCGAAGTCATTAGGAACAGGCAAATCCATTGAGGAAATAGTCCGAGCAACTGGCATGAAAGTGCAGATTCTTGATAGAGTTCCTGTTACAGATTCTATTAATGCTGCAAGAACTATATTTAATCGTTGTTATTTTGATAGAAAAAATACAGAAGAAGGTTTAAACTGCTTAAGACATTATCGCTATGATGTTGATGAGCATGGAACTTTTAGTCAAAAGCCACTTCATAATATCTACAGTCATGGCGCTGATGCATGGCGCTACATCGGATTAATGGTGAATGAGCCTAAAAAACGGCAACCAGTTAAACAAAATTATGCCCTTGGTGGCAGTTGGATGGGATAAATATGGCAGATTATCAGGATCAGAATTCAAGCGAAGATACTAGAATCAATGATGCAAAGAAGTTTTTAAACCTTTGCAATGATGTTGATTCCAATAACAGAGCTGAAGCTCTAGACGATGTCCGCTTTTGTGCTGGAGATCAATGGCCTGTAGATGTGCAAAACAGCCGAGTTCTTGAATCTAGACCATGTTTGACGATTAACAAGGTTGATGCCTATGTTCGTCAAATCTGTAACCAAATCAGACAGCAAAGACCAAGAATCAAAGTTCAAGGCATGAATAATGAGGCTGATGCCAAGTTAGCCGAGATTCTAAGTGGTGTTTGCCGACACATTGAATATCAATCATCTGCTGATGTCGCATACGATACAGCTAGTGAATACGCAGTTAAGATGGGATGGGGATACTTCCGAGTAACTACCGATTACATTAGTCCTGATTCATTTGAGCAAGAAATCTATATTAGACCTATAGATAATCCTTTTACAGTTTACTTTGATCCTAACTCACAATTACCTGATGGTTCTGATGCAGAGCGTTGTTTAATTACAACAGTTGTCAGCAAAAAGACATTTAGAGCGATGTATCCAGGCAAGAATGATGGTCAAGGATTTACAGCTAGAGGCACAGGCGATTCTGATTCTGAGTGGGTTACTAAGGAAGATGTTCGCATAGCAGAGTATTTCTACACAGTAAGAACTCCTGCTAAGTTAGTGCTTTTATCAGATGGTACTAGCGTTTTTGAAGATGAATTACCTGATGCTGATGTATTGTCTGAAGCTGGCATTACTATTGTTGAGCGTAGAGATACTTACAAGAAACAGATCAAGTGGTGCAAGCTAACTGCTATGGAAATTCTAGAGGAAACAGATTGGGCTGGTAAATACATTCCTGTTATTCCTGTTTATGGTCAATCAGCCGTAATTGATGCAAAGCACAAGAAGTTTGGTTTAGTTCGTATGGCTAAAGATCCACAGCGTATGTATAACTATTGGACTACAGCTTTGACCGAGTCAGTAGCCCTTGCTCCTAAAGCTAAGTGGTTGATGGCTGAAGGACAAGATGAAGGCCATGAGAATGAATGGGCGCAAGCTAATATTAAGGCTATGCCTGTATTACGCTACAAGCAAACAGATACAGAAGGCAGACCAGCACAGCCTCCAACTCGTTTACAGCCTGAACCTCCTCCAGCAGGCATTGTTACTGCAACGCAAGGAATGTCTAACGACTTGATGACTGTAGTTGGCATCTATGATCCTAGCCAATTGCCACAGGGCAATATGTCAGGCAAGGCTATAGCTGGTCAGCAACAACAAGTAGATATGGTGAACTTCCACTATTACGACAATTTGACTCGCTCAATTGCCTATTGTGGTCGCATCATTTTGGACTTAATTCCTAAGATTTACGACACAGAGCGTGTTATGCGTATCATTGGTGCTGATGAAAAACCTGAAATTATTACGCTAAATCAAAGAGTTACTGATGAAGAAGGTGTTGAGAAGATTCTTAATGATGTATCAGTTGGTCGGTATGATGTAGTGATGGACACAGGCCCTGGCTTTGCAACTAAGCGTAGCGAAGCAGTAGAAGCGATGATGACTTTGCTTGCTGCTGATCCTACATTGATGCAGACTGCTGGCGATTTAATCTTTAGAAACATGGACTTCCCTGGTGCTGAGATTATTGCTTATCGTATGGCTGCAGCTAATCCATTGGCTCAAATTGATGAGAAATCAGATATTCCTCCACAGGTTCAGATGCAATTGGCTCAAGCTAAGAAGATGGTTGCTGATGCTCAAGAGCAGATTGCTGCACTTAACATGGATATTCAATACGGCAAATCAGTTGCTCAAGTTAAAGAACAAGGTGCTACAACTAGAACGCTAATGCAAACAACTGCTAAAGCCCATGACTCTGAGCTTAAATCTGAATCTATTATTAATCAGGTCAATATGAAAGCTGTTACATCTCAAAATAAGACTGAGATTGATGCAATTGTTAAGATGTTGATAGCTAATTTGGATACTTCAGCTCTTAAAGCCGAAATGGATCGTAGAAATGAAGAACAAATGATTTTTGCAGAAAAAGCTGTTAATGATGTTGGTGAAAATCCAAACCCATTAATAAATCAACAGCCTATGCAAAATCAACAACCTATGCAACAATCTATGGAACAACAACCAGCTCCTATGGAGCAACAACCAACGCAACAAGGAGTTTAATTATGCCTAGAGAGATCGTTACTTCCGAAAATCGTGAAGAATATAACCAAAAGAAAATGGCTGAAAAGTCAGGTAAAAAAGATGCTTATGATGAGCCTGATTACGACAAGATGAGTGATGAAGCTAAAGAGCTTGCCCTTCATGCCGATAATACTGAGCATTTATACAAATCTAGTCATATTCCTATTGTTAAAAATCTTCAAAAGAAGATGAAAAAAGGTGAATATGACCAAGCAAAAGCTCGCAAATTGTGGAGCTATCATGCGGATCGTGCTGCTCAAGATTACGCAAAAGAGCATGGTTCAAAAGGAACTCCTTGGCACAAAATGTTTACTCCTGAGCATCGCAGAGAAGCAGCTCATCATTTTGAAAGCACACATCGTGAGCAAGTAAAAGACGATACAAACTTTAAGTAATATTGTTTTAAATAAGATTTAGTGGTAAAAAAGAAGTGTTGTAAATCTACCAATGGATTCATTGGGTAAAATCTTGAGGAAAAC